GGATGATTTTGAAGATGAAATCATTCCCACCCACTGGATGCCACTACCGGAGCCGCCAAATGAAACTTAATCCACAAACGACGCCAGCCGTTCAGGAAATTTTGGATTGGATGGATATTTATCTTGGACTCAACCAAAACCATGAACTTGATATGGACGATTTCTATGCTGGGCTTAATAAGTTTATACCAGAAGCCAAAAACCTCATCATGAAAGCTACGATGACATCAGGCGGTATAAATCTCGCCGCAGAGAACATCAGATTGATGCAAAAGATAGAAGAATTAGAGAAAGAACTTGAAATGGCACTTAACGATGATCGAGGTGTTCTATGACTCAAACGACTATCTAGGCGCTATTTCCCTAGCCGGAAACCTGTAAATCTTGCACTCATGGCGCACAACTGGAAGGCATGCCGTCCACATTTCAACGTACCATTGCCAGATCAGGAATGGGTTATACGCGACGATCTTAGCCGGAAACGGTATTACGACAGCAGTTTCACTACGAACCATAGCACTAGCCCCATACTCGCCATTGACAGCATACCACAAATGAACATGACGGTTAAGTCGGTTTTTGTCGGGATTATGTCGTGTTCGGATGGATCTCCCCCACCATGCGCGTGACTAGTATCGTTTGCATGGGGCCCTGTTAATTCAGGTGCTCGGTTTGAGCTTGCTTGCGTAGAGGCTTGCGGGGAATCTTTGGGGAACCACGCAGCAATCGGTGCGCGTGGATCGTCTTTAGCGGCATGATCTGGGCATTTCGGATCAATGCAAATTGCGTCTTCGTAAATATGTTTTTTGTCAATCACCCGTTTAGGGGATGCCGTCTTTTTCGGCTTTTTGCTAATTTTCTTAATGACTCTTTTCGACATTGGCGTTAGCATAACACACCTCCCTGAATAACCCGTTGCCGTAGCAAAGCCTTAACATTGGTAAACACCTGACGTTTAAGCCGTGACGCGGCAATGCAATACATCATGCAATGGGCGGTCTCTACGTCACATAGCCATTGCCCAAACGCCTCGCCGTATTCGACCTTGCGAACGATTCCCGTGCCGATCCTCAAATTCGTGTCATAGAACGAATGCACGGCTACCAGCATCCCAACATCAAACGGACGGTTCAAACGCATGTCGGCCTCAATTTGGGTTTCGTAGGCGGTTGCAAAATCGTACAGCATATATTCGGGCAAAAGGTCGGGGATGTCAAAGGGTGCGGCCATGGGTTAGCTCCTGTTGAGTTTTTCCAGTCTTATTTTTGTTCTTTTTTTTCTTCCTCTAGCAGCGTCACATGCCCTACAAACTTTATGCTGTTTGTTTATTTTTTTATCAAAAGTTATGTAAGCATTTGCATCGTTGTATTCATGGCCATGCGGGCAATGAGATGTATGAATTATATAAGGTTTATTACGCCTCATATTTTCCCTGTGAGTAACCTGTTCGAGATGGGCGGGGTTTACACAAGAGTGAACTCTGCAAAGATGGTCTAAACATAAATTTATATCTATTCCTCCGTGAAAAGATTTAAACACAAATCTATGTGCTTTTGTCACCTTTTGGTGTTTTCCGCTGCAAGTTACACCATACCCTCCTATATCAATAGCCCCCATCCATAACCAACATCCAGAGTTTGGTTCAGGCATTATTTTATTTTTTATTCTTTGAGGAAGTTTTTCCAAATCGAACATATCTATCCTTTAATCTTAGGCTTTTTTTGCGGCGCTGGGTGCGTAGGCAACGGCTGCATAAGCGCCATGTCTAAAGCTGGTGCAAGCGCGACCTGCTCAACGGGAGGATTCCCGAAAGTCACCTGAACGAATAAATGGGTTTGCCACACCATAACCCCTAAATTTGCCAGTATGCACAGGGTCAACACAAGAAACAGGGTTTTGTTGGCTATTGAGATAATCATCATATCCTCCATTTAAAAGTTTACGCTGTAGGCGCATTAAGGTTTGTTCGGTGTCCTCGTTCACAGCTTGCCGCCAAACATAATCACATCACAGGCGCGGTTTAGATGCTCAACTGCCTTGCGTGCACGTTCGTCAAGCTCCCGCGCGCCTTGGTCGATAGCCGCCCATTCGTGGATATAACGGCCTGTAGCGTATGCTTTGCGGCACTCAGCGTTAAACGGTGGCTTTGGTGTAAGTGGCGTAACGTTTGACATGGCTATTTGCTCCTGATGGTTTGTTTGAGCCGGTGGATTATTTCGGCTGATAGGCTGCGCGTGTTTGACTTTGCGCTCTGGCGGATTGTTGCCAGAATATCAGCCGGTATTCTTAAACCTATGTGGATATTCTTGATCTTCATGTTAGCTCCGTTCTATGATTATGATTGTTGCACAGTGTACAACGATAGTCAATGCAATAATTCGTTTCGCCAGCGGATATATAATTAACTAAATGTTAACCCGTTTAACTGGCTTTACATCAAATACAGCGTCATGATGTTCACAGCGATACCATTGCGGATTCGTGCGCATGGCCAGCTTCATAACCTCGCGTTTGCCGTGATATTCAACAATCCAGTATTCGCCTATTTTGGGGTTCGGATGCGGTAGGCGGGGCTTGTAGGGTTTTACGCGCATATCTTTTCTCTATCTCATGTTCATAGTACCATTTAGGAACGGTTTTTTTATTTACAGATCGTTCATAAATGTATTTTGTCAGATGATGGCAGTTTTGGCCTAGATTTTGCCAAAGAATAAGGTCGGTGCTGGGTTTCATCTTCCCTCCAAATAATTGCCGTCTAATTCCGTGCTGCCAGCGCCATGCTCTACTCGTTACCTTGGCGCGAGGATTCCTAAATTACATCTTCTGGCTCGAATAATCCTGGTTCTGGCATTGGTGGTTGTTCGTCACGTCCACGGCGCATGTTGTCGGGGATGGGCGGCATAGCTTCTTCCGCTTCCACAACAGGCGTTGCTGCTTCCTTAACCTTGTCGAGTCGTGACTTGCGTTTTGGCTTATCTTCTTCTTGCGCCAGTTCTAGCAAAGCTTGATTTTCAGCATGATCTTTCGCTGGTAAGTCCGGCATAAACAAATCTTCGTCTGCTTTCAACGCTTGTTCAACGTCTGTTGATTGTGGCAGGTACTTAGCAAGACGGCGAATAGCTGACTTCTTAGCCATTTCCTCCCACCATGAAGTCCACGGCCCTGAGTCTTTGGAACGTGAAGCTGCGCGGATTTTCTCAACATCGGCCAATGAAAGCGGTTGCACAAACACGCTTCCGTCCTTTGTCTTAGCCATTGCATAAACGCCTATCGCGGCTCCGCGTTCTCCGAATAAAATAGGCTCGTGCGTGATATGCTGGCCTTCAGTGTCCACCCAGTAACGGAATTGGTCGTTCTTATAAACAACCGCAGCGTGGAGCGTTGCGAGTTCTCCTGATTGGCGTATCTTTTTCAAAATACCTGCAACCATAATCATCGGCTGGACTGCCTTAATCCATGTGCCGTCTTTTTGTTTGGTACTGAATGTGACGAGTGCAGCTTCACGTCCATCGGGAATAACCCCGTCTTGAGCAAGTTTCATGCAAGCAGCGTACAGGCTGCGACGATCTGCATTAAGCAAGTCTGGGCTGTTCTGAATGGCCGTAATGGCCACGCGCTGGAACTTTTCAGGGCTTATGTGGCTCGGTAATGCCATAGCGAATTGACCACTCATTTTTTGAATGTTTGCCCTGACTTCATCTATGACGGTTATTTGCTTAGTTTGCGGTTCGTTCATTTTGTTCATCCTTTTTGTGTTGTCTATATTTTAAGCCGTACTCGCTTCTGCACTTGACGCACCTTCTAAAACCAGTGACTTCAATTCTTACGTTATCACCAGTCAATTCATGTCCATTTTTACAGAATATCAGTTCTTCTTTTCCGTTCTTCCTTCTACCTTTGTTGGTCATGTCCTCCTTTTCCTAGTTTAATGCGTTGGTCTACGTAGCTTTGACCTGCGACTGTATAGCCTTTTCGGTTTACGGTTTTACGTGTCACCCAGTCAATTCCGCAACGGGCTGTACTGGCATTTCCCATTATTGTAGTCATTTCAGCTTTGGCGGCTTCTTTAGCTTTCTTGGCTACGGATTCTATTGATTGATGATGACCATATTCGCCAATCAAAGATGCAAATCTATTATTTGATGAAAGGTCTATAGCTTCGCCTGATGTATCTGAATACAACCTCTTTATGATCTCACCATCGCGCTGAAAGTCAGGAGTTGGTTCAATGCCGATATTAACCATGCGCCAGAATGTTGAAACCTTGTCGCAAATAAGCTTGCCGATTTCACGATCCACGGTGCGCTCAACAATGACGGGTTTGTTCCCACCAATTAAAGCGCCAATAATTCCGAACGTGTAAGGCTCTGGGTTATTACTGTTGGCGACTTCTAACTCGCTCTGTAATTGCAGTTCTATAGAAACAGGCGCTTCTATTTCGTCGTCAAGAGATATCCACTTTTCTTTGTACTCTTTATAATCGACATTCTTTAACTCGAATAATCCCTTTTCGTTTCCCCGCCTGATTTCAAAATCAAAGCTCGATCCATAGCGAGCACAGGTCGAGTGCAGCATGAAAACTTTAAGCGGCTTAACTTCCCAACCATAATCTTCAGCCAACCCGTGGGCTATCGGCATTTCGAGCCTACGTCCCCAACGAAGCCGATCATTGTCCTCCATGCTGATGGAGATTCCGTCTTTCTTGCGATGGAATAGCTCATATTCTGTGGTGTATGGAGACTCGTTAAACAGAGCGGCTACTTCGCTGCTAGTAATAGCCTTTTCCTTGTGGGAAAGCCATTCTTGCTCACTCTCGTAATTAATAATTATTGGCATTTGGCTTTTCCACTTGTTTTGAAAGAATTATTTCCGCCACATTCAACTCGATAGCGCCATGTCGTGGCTCCTAATTGAAGGTTGATTCTCTCTTTGACAAAAACACTCTACAATGCTATTAATGGGGCGTCAATAAAATAAATGGGGTAAATTACAAATGTCACGAATTAAAAAAACACCAGGACTATCGGTTGATATTCCATCCGATATGCACAAGGCTTTGAAGGCCGATGCTAAGTCAAAAGACATGAAAGTCTCCCAAATTATTCGTGGCCTAATCCGTGAGTATCTCAAGAAATAACCCCTCCATCCGAAAGCACCGAAGCGGCACTACCTGGTTCAGCCACCCATGCGTATGCGGCGCACAAGGCTCGTTCGGAACTGGCGTGAATTTGCTTTTGGCGCATAGGTTGAAGAAATCTGAGTATCTGGGGACTTGGACATGCGGGCAACGTGGTTGCGTTAGAACGGGGTCGAATAATGATGCTCTCGACACGGGATTGCCTCTAGGGATATGATTTCCTTGAGGCCATCGATTCCGTTATCTAGCACGTAGACTTTAAAGCCTTGATCGACTCGCGCCTTATGCACAAGTTCTTGCGCTTCCGAAACAACACCGCCTTTTTCCTTTTTAAGTTCGATAAAGATTATTCGAGCAGGGTGCCACGTAAGCATTAGATCGAGTTCGCCTTTGAGCATTCCCTTGGCTTTGAAACGAGCTACTAACCCCATAAATTGCTGCATACTCATAAACCGCCGAATATAACCTATTTCACCGTTCATTGACGCGGAAACCGTTACCTGTGGGCACATTTGATGTAGGTAGTGCACGACAGCGGCCTGTGTGGTGTTTTCCTCGTGCGCGTTCTTTTGTCCTGGAGCTCGTGGTTTGCGCGGCGCTCGCGGTGTCTTGTCCATGAAGGCTAATGGAGTGGCCGAAGTCTTGTTACCCCAGCCGCTTGGAGCTTGGCTTCTCATTTGTGCCTGTAGCGCGGCGAGTGTGGGTTTGTTGCGTGTAAACTTCCCTTTAGCCATTAGAACCCCATCCTGTCTGAATTGTCGGCGTTAATGCGCCGTTCGATGATTGCGCGGCCATTAGCTAGAAGGCGTTTTAATAGCCCCTCTGGTTCGCGTTTTGACCTATTCCAGCACAGGAAACAGAACAGGTGATACAGGTGCTGCTGTTCCCAGAAACTTCCGTCAAACATGTAATTTGAAGCTCCGTCTAGGTACAGGTCGATTTCCTTCGGGTCGGCCAGCATCAACGATACGCGGTTTGTTTCTGTTTTCATGCGCTGCTCTTGCCATAATTTTAAAGAACATGGCTGTAAAGCATGAAGTGCTTCGGATGGTTTCATAATACATAATCCTTTTCGATCATTCCCAGTTCTTTACGTCCGGCTAAGTGCGGACTCCACCAATACACGCCAGTTTTTCTAATTTTAAAGTGCCCTCTTCGCCAGTGCATTCTTACATGCTCGTCTGTTTCGCCGTCCTCTCTAATTGCTGCCTTTAACTTGTTGGTTAATACAATAGTTTTATGATCAAATAATGCCAGCTTTCCGTTGCGGATTCTTTTCTTATTTAAAGCTTCAATATTTTCGTGATCTTGGATTTCTACTGCGTTTTTACAGTTCATAAGGATAAAAAACAATTGAGGAAACAATGTTTCTCCAATCCAATCTGCGGCTGCGGATTGCATAGACTGAACCATTATCTTTTGATCGAGTTTTCCTCCTTCATACATTGTATTCATGTAATGCGGGAATGGGAAAGGTACAAACATTTCCCCAATTTTTTTCGCTGCTTCCAATTCGTGCGAAGATAATGTTTCTACCCATTCGGAAATCTTTGCATCCTGTGCTTTCATATACGTACTTGGATCTACCTTTATGCCAGATCCCAGGTTAATAAGTTCTTCCATCATTTCCGCCCCTTTCTTTTTGTCGTAAACATAAGAAAGAATGCTCATAATCGGCGGCAAAGATGAATCTCTAAAAGAATACCCCATCGAAATAAGCAATTCATTTTCGCTCTTTTCTTCTACCAGAAACCCTATTTTCTTTGTTCTGGGTGCTTCGGCCTCTGTGCGTAGATCATCTATATTACTGTCGCGTTTTGCCGATGAACTATACTCAATCCACGTTAGGGGGAACGGTGGCCTTGCGAAATTCATACTTTCTAGCATTGATGATGGTTTCTGCTCTCTAATGTGTCGAGCCATTTCGTAAGCATCGTCGCTCACAACAAATTTATGAGCTTCTATGAACTTCCTGCATAAGGAGCCAATTCCTTCCTTGTCATATTTGAAATATGCCCCTACTTTTCCAGTATGGCTCTCGTAAAGTTCATCACACAACATGCTTTATTCCTCCCAATCTATGGGTTGATTCAGTCTTTCCTCGAAGGCAGCGCGGTAATATTCTATCCTATCCAACGCATAGTAGGTCGATCCATTAGAAGACTCCTGTTTACGTGTTAGTCTAAGCTCGTTTTTCTCAAGTCCGGCGTATTCGTTGATATTCCTCGCCAGCCATATAGAAGTTTTTGGGTGCTTAACTCTCGCCTGTTCGCCCCATTTTATATAGGCTTCAAAGAACTCATTACATCCTATCGTTGGGTTAAGCGGATTTGTGTCCCACGGATTTGCTGCCCCTATACGGCGCGTCAATAATACCTCGTGCCACCATTTTAATTCGTCTGCTATGCCGTTGAGTTTTTGATCTAAAAGAGCGTTTGTTTTAGGAACATCCGAAAAAATATTTTCGTCATATTTTCTATTTAAAAAGAAACTCAGTAAAGCCTTATATCCGGCATTGTTATCGTCGGTTAGTTGCTTTTCGATTGCTGCGAAATAGGGGCGGTTTCTTATTGCGTTTTCCGCTACGTCCAGAACGCAAAATCGCCGTGCTGTGGCATTAGCTGGTACTGCCCACGTCGAATTAGTGGCCATGATAAAGCGGATATAGCTGCGTTTAAAATCGGCGTCCTTGTTTTTCCCTTCGATGTTCAAATAAGGTTCAGTTATCATGCCATACAAAGCGCCCTTTGCTTGCTGATCGCCGCCCCAAAAAGCCTCGTCAACAAAGGCTAAAAGTTTGTATTGCAATTGTGCGTTGAATTTTCCCACAAGCTGTTGTGATTGCAAGATGTGGACGTAATTAGCTTGGTTGATAAGGTTTGATACTGTGGTAGCGAATCGGCCCTTACCCGTGCCCTCTGCTGAACTTCTTAGCACAAGAGCAACCCCGTTTTTACGTTCTGGACGTTGGAACATGTCAGCAAGCCAGTCTAGCACCCACGAATAAAGGTAATCCTCCCCGCTGCATATATTTGTCTTGACGTGATCGAGAAATAAATCAAATTTCCCGCCCTCTTTTGGCTCAAATTTGAAGCCCCTCCATAGGTTGTATGAACTGCTGTCCAGCTCAATATTCGGCGCAAAATCCACCGATTCATATTGTCTGCGCTGTTTCCATGATAGCCATGAAGAAGCTATCTTCTTTCTGCTTGGCTTTTTTGATTCTTCTTCCTCTGTGGTCGGCGCTTCTTCTTCAACGAATATGTTGTCCAGTAGGGTTTTGAAGTCATTAACCGACAAATAACGCGGAATATCCTGCGAAAAATCTGCAATCCGCACAAGGCCGCCGATGCAAACAACGGCAAACCGTTTGTTCATATCATTAAGCGCGATAGTCCTAGCACTGGATGTTTTTGCCATACCTCGCCCCTATTTCATGAGGCGCAGGAATGTCGAAACTTTGTAAGATTTGTTGCGGGTTTTCCAGCGTGTGATAGTAGCTGGCGAAACACCTGCCTGAGTGCAGAGAACAGAAACCGATATTTTAAGCTTTTTGGCACGTTTTGCGACTAATTCAACGGCTTCACTAACGCTAATCGGAATATACATGGGGAACTTTCAACTGGCGGGGTTCTACGCTCAATATATATCCAATTCTTTCCTTTGGTCAAAAACATTATTTATTTCTTATACGGAATGATTTTTTGTTTTTATCGTCATTGGGTAGTGTGATAACCTGATTGTCCGTCAACCATTTGTGTCAAGAGGAAATTGCCTTGTATTCAAAAACCACGCGCTTGCCATTTCGCTTCATATTTTGGCGGCACTGTCTTAGCTCGATCTCACCTTTTCGAGCAAGCTTCATGAGTGCCATATGTACGTTTTTCGATTGTACAGTATCATCAAGCTGCTGAATAACCGCTAGAACTTCGTGCGCGGTCATCCAGCAAAAGTCTGGCAAGTGGTCGCGGATTAGCTGCGTTATGGTTTGTCGTATCTGTTTGCGTGGCGCAAACTCGCGGATTGGCGGTTGTTCGGGCTGCGGTAGTACGCAAGTTATAGGAGGTTCAACGTATGCGCGGCGCTCTGACCTGCGTACATTGTTAGCACCATGCCAGTTATAGTTGGCGCGGTTAACGATCAGGGATTTAAACGCTCGTCGTTCTCTCCCGCTGCGCCGTTCGATCATTCCGACTCGCGTGGGTCTATGCACATTTGCGCCAAGCTAGGCTGTTTGCAATTCTCGCACCTTTCCCATTTCAATGTGCGGTAACTATCGAAGCATCTGCACTGGGCAATAACCGTATAACAACGGTCACATTTGATAATGAAGTGCTTATGTGGGTTAATCATCGTTCGGCTGGCTCATTTCTGCGAAGGTTTTTGCATGTCCTCCGTCCTCTAGCTTTTTAATGGCGATTCGGCACGCGACGATCACGGCTTCGCTAGGATTATCACGCTCTAGTTCTGCGTCAAGTTGTTCGTGTGTCCAGTGCAAGAGACTCATGTGGTCAGTCATTTCCCGCCCTCCACTTCCGCCCTCCACTTTCAAAACCGAGCCATTATGCAAAGCCTGTTCACGCTCGGCTAGATACCGGCGCGAATATACGCCAAGAATGCGCCCGTCTGCTGCGTATAGGCGAAACCTTAAAGCGTTCCGTTTGCGGCGGGATCGTGATGGGTGGTTACTCATTCATTCCCCTAACAATCTTTCGCATTTTCTTCTGCAATCGTGCGCTTCTGTTTTTCTTGTACGGTATGCCTAGCACGACATAATCTTGGCACTTAATCATAAGTGTTAAAAGATCAGGCGGTTCAGTACCTTCATATGGGTTATCAATGTTAGTTAGCTTGTGAATTTCTCTCATTTCGGCAACCATGCATGTATCCAGCCGCGATAGGGCAATCCGTATTCGTGGCGAAAGAACTCCAAGAAATCTTGCGCGTTCTTAAAACCTTCTTGAATATGTAAAACACTGGCTGGATGGATATTGCCTTCGATCTTGCCAATAATTGCCCATATGTCAGGCTCACGGATCATAATTGGCGCGACACCAATGCAAAGCGCGTCCATGAGCTTACGGCATTTCTTAGTGCGCAACCCCGTGTATAGCTGCATCGTGTCGCCAACCTCGCAACGCTTGGTCGAACGAATAGTCGATAGCTTTTCGCCAGCGAGGATTTTAGGCACGAATATGGGTTTGAAGGAAAAGGCGGTCATAAATCCCCTCTATCTGGCATTTTGGGTAAAGTCATCCAACCTCTAGCTTTATGCCAATCAAGATATGAATCTCCTTCATTCTCAAAATGTCCAAGTTCTTGTTCCCACCTATAAATCGCATAAAGTCCCTTTCCATAGACAAGAAAAGGCTTGCCGTCCCGTGGTGCTGTATCCATTGTTTGCCAATCTTCTTGGATTATCATGCGCCCACCCCGAATTGCCCGTTGTCCATTTCTTCCTGCTCCTGCGCTAACCATATGCACTCGTCGCAATACGGGTAGTCTTTGTTAACCGATGTTGCGTGGGCTAGTTCGTGATCTAGCCATATGCCGCATTCTTTGCATGTGAGCATGGTCATGACATTAACTCCCTCAACAATTCATCATCGCTCATTTCGATTTCTTCAGGGATAACAATGCCCTTTTTGGCAAGAAACTTCTTTTCCCCGTCCAGTTCTTTTTGAGCTTGTTTAACTTGTGTTTCCCGAAACACTCGCTCTTTTTCGTTCACGGCATGAAACAAGCGTGTTTTTTCGCGGTTTAATCTGGCTTCGATTGCGCGAAGGTGGGATAGGTCAACCTTTTGTTCAAGGCTAAGATGAAAGGCGTCAGCGCGAGCTTTGTTGTAAGCTTTATCAGCGGCGTTTAGCTTGGCCGCAGTTTCGGGGTTATTGGTAAGCCAAGTCATGATTGCACCATGCTTTCGGCGATATTGTCGCGTTGCTGAATTGTCCAAAACTCCCGCCAGTCCGGGTTAAGCTTTTCCAATGTGGCGCAAGCTTCGATAAACGTTTTACAAGGCGGATACGTATTGCCAATTTCTTCGCATTCTGTGACTTCAATCATGATTGCACCTGTAAGCGAGTGAATTTATCAAGCGAGACGTAGCTATAGGCTTTGCCAGCGGTCAAAAACTCTTTTTCTGTCCCGATAAAAGAGGCGCTTTCACTTTTGAAAACTTGTTCGAACGTGAAGGGCTTTGTTTGCTTAACCCCGGTAAGTTTGGCGTCATTCGGTAATTGAATAAGCATGGCTAGACCTCCTGATAGATTGTTACGCAATGCCAGCCTGGATAGGCGTCTAAAGCCTGTTCTTCCGCATGGTCAGCGTCATCGGCATCGCAAGGAAAATAAAGCGGTGTTTCGTTATCTTCGCTTAGTTGCATCATGATGATAAAGCGTTTCATGCCGTCACCGTTGTTTCAAAAGCCGTTACGACAACATGACCGCCCTTGCGTTGATAGTTAAGCTCAACGTGTTTGCCGTTGCCTTGGTAAATATCGCCCCAGCTTTCAACGCCCATGTCGCAATCAATGCCATAGCCACCTGTGAATGCCAGGTTGTGGTTTTTAATTAATCCCACGATATAGGCAGCGGCGGTATCAATCGTTAGGGGTATTGCTTTGCATGTTCTGGTCATTTTAAGCCGCCTTTCCATGTTCAAGTTTAAGAGAACGTAAGTTCAACATCGTAGCCAGCTCATAAGCTTGCAGGATGGTCAGCCCTGCTCCTACCGTCTCGCGGGTGCTCGTATCTATCACGAGGAAACGATGCGGCATTGGGGCGCGTTGTAGAGCGTATTTCATGCGGCCTCGCCTTCAATATCGCGTCCACGGCGCTAAATACCTTCCCATACCGTACCTTTTCCCCTGCGTTGCCGCTGTTCCAGTTGGCGATATAACCGCGCGAGTATTCCAGCCCTTCGGTGATGCCAAGAACGGAAAGCACGACATAAGCGGTTAGCTCGGCCTCTACTTCGATAACGGTGTTGGGAAGTTCGGCGCTGTCGGCAAGCAAAACATCATCGGCATGTAGCAAACAGTGCGCGATTTCGTGCAAGTGGGTTTTAAGGGGATTAGCTGCCAGTGCGCTAACGGCGATTGTTTTTGCATTCGGCTTTGCGTATCCCTGCGCGTTGCCATTGACCGTTGAAAAATGCTCGGTTGTTATGCCTAGCCCGACAAGTGCGTTTGCCATATCAAAGCTTGGCGTTTCCGGCATAACATAGTCATCGCCTTCGGTCTGGCTCAATCCGAACCAGTTATTCCGGCGAATGAAGAACATGCCGTTAACTTCGCCCGAAACTTTGTCCTTCGACACGCAAGGCATTAGCAACGCGATGGCCTTCGAGCCTTTTTTAACTTGGCGACCTAATTCTTTCCACCCGTTATAAGTGTTAATCGGTTCGGCTTGTGCAAGCTGCATGATCGCTAAGAACTGATTACCGATTGAATAGCGGTGGAAGTAACGATAAGCGGCGCAAAGCTTGCCTGATTGCGTCAAGGTTTCTTTGGCAATGGCTTCGTAGTTGTGGGAATTGGAAGAAGTGGAATTATCTGACATGGTATCTACTCCAGCCCCTGATTTCCCGAGGCGCGGTCTCGCTTATGACTGCATCTTATCCCACAATTTACCGTCTGTAAAGCATAATCGCCATGTTAGTATTCAATAATTACAACACGTTAGAAGAAAGCAATAAAATTACTTAGTACGCTTTATCAGCAAGCCCATTATGCCGTTTTCCATTACAGTTTTTGTTTTAAAACGCTTGTCTGTCCGATAGTTCCAATTTCTAAGCGTGCATCGCATTTTATTGAAATACTCCTTTGAACCCACACGAAAGGCAATAAATTGAGCGTGTCCTAGTTCCCACTGCCCAAAATGGTATTTCCTGCTTCGGTTTGATCTTTCTGGCTTGTTCATTCTACCCGCCACACTCTCGTTCCCATTACACCGTTCTCCATTGTCTTTTTGGTTCTGAATTTCTTTTTTGTTCTTGATGCCCAACACTGAGCCGCGCCGGTGGTGTTCCTCCCGTCTTCTGGAAAGAATTCCGTTTGACCGATTTGCCAGTTTTTAAAAGGCCAATGCCTGATAGGCGGCGGCGGTGGTACTTTTGACCAGTCTATCTCAAAAGCCATATAAAATCCTTTCATTACAGTTATTTAGGCATTATTACCACAATAAACTACATTGTGCAATAGTGATGTTGTGATGTCGTGTAATGTAGTCACGTATGTAAAAAACTACGATAAGGAAATGCATATATCAGATAAATATCAATGAGTTACAGGAAAACTTACGATATAGCGTCAACATTTGCCCACCATCAGAAGATATCGGTGGCTTCTTATCACCCCTTCTCTTTTTCTTTTTATATTATAATATATATATATATTGACTAAATAAAAGAAAAACCCCTGCAAACGTTGATTCCTTATCCTAGTTTTTACCCAATTCTGCCGTAGTTATGCTGTTGGTGGCGCTTTTGTTGGGCTTTTTGCGTGGTTGTCAAATTTGGTGCCTAAAATTTAGGCAGTTTTATTCGTGGTTGACTTTTGATTAAAGTTTAGGCACATTAGTTAATATTCAATTATTTAAGGATTGAAATGAATGCCTTTTCAGCCAGGACAATCCGGAAATCCTGGCGGAAGACGTTCCGCTAAGCCTATAACCGATGCTCTAAGCGTTATTTTAAGTTTGCCTAGGGATTATGACCTTTCAAAAGATAACCGTTCCTTGGGCAATAAAGCGGCCTTGCTGGCGGAAACACTTTGCAAGCAGGCTATGGAAGGCAACTCCGCCGCCATTCAAGAAATAATCAACCGCGTTGAAGGCAAACCGATCCAACAACTCGATATTAAAAAACTTGATCCATTTGAGGAGTTAACGCTCGATGACATTCTCAGACTCCGCGATGCTCTCTCAATCCGAATTGCTGATGTTTCAGGCCAAGATCGAGGAACAGTTATTGAGGCGCAAGCTCGAATTGTATCAACCTTACCCGAAACAGAAACAATTCCACAGCCTGGGCAAGACGAAACGTGAAAGATTGTTTCGGGCAGGCAACCAATTAGGAAAATCATTGGCTGGCGGCGCTGAGGCCGCTATGCACGCAACGGGGCGGTATCCTGATTGGTGGGATGGCAAACGTTTTGACAAAGCTAATGATGGCTGGGCATCGGGCGTTACAGGCGAGGTGACACGCGACACCATTCAAAGATTGTTGATCGGCGCTGTTGGTAAAGAGGGAACGGGGTTTATTCCGCACAAGGACATCAAGGAAGTCATTAACGCTCGCGGTGTGGCAGGGCTTGCGGATACGATACTTGTTCAGCATGTCAGGGGTGGCGTTTCACGTATTAAGCTGAAATACTATGAACAGGGGCGCGAGAAGTTCCAGGCCGACACGTTGCAATGGGCTTGGAATGACGAAGAACCGCCCGATGATATTTATATGGAAATCCTCACACGTACCAATGCGACCGGCGGTATTTTGTGGACGACATTTACCCCTCTTTTAGGGATGTCCACCGTTGTGCGTAGATTCCTGAATGAACCTTCGCCTGATCGCGTTGATATCAATATGACGATATCCGATGTTACGCATATTTCAGAAGATGAAAAACTGCGTATTATCGCAAGCTATCCCGCGCATGAACGCGAGGCACGCATTAACGGTAAACCGATGCTTGGATCGGGTCGCATATTTCCGGTATCTGAGGAATTGATAAAAGTTCCTCGTTTTGAGGTTCCACAGTGGTATCGCAAGATCGGTGGCATCGATTTCGGTTGGGATCATCCGACAGCTGCAGCTAAGATAGCTTACAATCCTGATATGGATATTATTTACCTTATCAATGTTTATAAACGTTCTGAGGCTATTCCTGCCATTCATGCGAGCGCGTTAAAATCATGGGGCAAAGATTTGCCGTGGTCGTGGCCGCATGACGGATTGCAACATGATAAAGGATCGGGCGAAAACCTAGCTGATCAATATCGCCGCGAAGGTCTAGCCATGTTGCCTGAACGCGCAACCTTTGACGATGGATCGAACGGCGTTGAGGCTGGAATTATGGACATGCTGACGCGCATGGAAAATGGCACATTCAAAGTTTTCGATAGCTGCCAATTGTTCTTTGATGAAATGCTTATGTATCATCGCAAGGATGGCAAAGTGGTCAAAGAGTTCGATGACGTTATATCGGCTTGTCGCTATGCAATTATGATGCTGCGTTATTCAAGGCCAGATACAAAAAAAGCCGATAGTGGCATGAAGCATGATGAAGGCAATCATCAATATAACTACAATCCATTGACGACAGATGCCGCTCGCGGTCTCTAGTGTCATTACATATGGGGTATGTCTGGGGGTATGTCATAACATTCATACTGTATTTATCTAAGCATATCAATTCAATAGCAGTTTAGTTCAATCCCTTGCCCAGACCACAATGCCGAAACAGTGTTTTAGGGGCACGGGTAGGCGGGGGAGTCCCCCCAAAGTCATAGTCGTAGGCGTATATACCCCCGCCTATATCGCACCGAAAAAACAACTTTCACACTTTTATGCTTGCTATTTTTTACAGGAGGTATAGATTGAAATTATGAAAGTTCACACTACGGAGTTTATCTATGAAATACCTAATATTGTTTATGGTTATTTCGACCCCAGCATTTGCTCAATACGACAGTTACGATTCGTATTCGTCGCATAATTCGTATAACGACAATTCGTATTCGAATAATTCGTATGACGAAGGTGCTGCGCGTAATCAGCAAATGCAGGAAGATGCACGAGAGCGGCAGTATCAACAGCAAATTCAAGATCAACAACGCGAATTGCAACAATATAACGCGCAAACTCCTGCTGAACGGTTTACGTCGCAGTTTGGGGATTGTTATACATGTCGGTAGGGAGTTTTTAATATGTTTGAATGGTTTAGAAAATGGATTTTGCGCGGCGTGGTCTTGCACGAAGATGACAGGACTGTTATTTTGCAAGAAGATTTTGCAACATTAAATTATATTAAAGCGCAAATACAAACGCTAGGAAGGCATAACAAAGACCTGCACAATAGGCTTGTTGACCTAGAAGATGCGCTTAACAGAATGTACGATTATCATCAAAAACAAATTATTGCTCTTGATAATAAGATTGACGATGGATTGAAAAAAAAGAAAATTGTTGCCAAGAAAAAACAAAAACGCAGGAAACGCTGACATGCCGATAGATAATGGAAACACAGTAAGACGAACGATTAGTTTGTCGCGCATGGCTGACAAAATATTATTGGATCGTGTCAAAAAAACGGGATTAAAGATCAGCACGATTATTGAACAGTTGTTGGTGAAAATGGGCGGTGAGAAATGAGCTGGCTCCTCGCACTCGCAACTTTGGTTATCTGCAATGTCATTGAGGGGCGGAGATGAGTAAATCTGTAATCACGCCATCATGCGCTGGAGCGGGCATGAAACTTCTTTTTATTGACCTTTCCCCACGCGCCTATGATTGTTTAACGGGTTTAAGCGAACCCCTTGGAGGCACGCAATCGGCTGTGGCTGGATTGTCGAAAGCTTTGGCATTACGTGGGCATGACGTTACGGTTGTGAATGGTGTTGCGGAGCCACGCGAAGTTGAGAACGTTAAATTCATTTCGCAAAGCGAAAAAGTTCAACCCAATGATTATGATATTTTGATTCCCGTTTCTGTGCCGTTGGGTCGCAAATTGAAATCTGTTGGTTGCACAAAGCCGATTGTTTTGTGGGCACATCATGATAGCAATCAACCGGCATGTTTTAATTTGGCAACGCCGGAGGAAAAATCCATTTACTCTGGGTTTGTATTTGTAAGTGAATGGCAAAAGTCGCGTTACGAATTGTCGTTTCGGATATTTGATAAAACCAGAATTATCAGGAATGCGATAAGCGAACCGTTCTTAAATGTTGAGCGTCGTTTACATGATAACATTACGCTTGCTTATACATCAACGCCCTATCGCGGGTTGGATGTGTTGCTGTTGGCGTTTTCGACGATACGAAAACATATACCTGAATGCCGTTTAAAGATATTTTCGAGCATGGCGATTTATGGAGAAACTGACCCTTATGAAGGATTGTATGAAACTGCTCGTAAGTTGGATGGTGTTGAGTATGTCGGCGCATTATCGCAAGTTCGGCTGGCTGATGAATTGGCTGGCATAGATTATTGGACATATCCTTCTACGTTTCCAGAAACGTCTTGCATATCAGCTATGGAAGCTATGGCGGCTGGTTGCGGGATTATATCAACCGAGCTGGGCGCGTTGCCTGAAACGTGTGCCGGGTTTGGGGCGTTGATGGATTTACAACCCGATATTACGCCTATCGTGGCTGGCAGATTTGCAGCGCATGTTGTTAATTCAATAAGTAATCTTTCGTGGTTTGACAGGGAAGGTCAAGTTGCCTACGCGCGTGCGTGTAATTGGGATGCTCGTGCAAAAGAATGGGAAGACTATTTGGGATCTCTGATATGAAGATTATGATTGACCAACCGCATGGCATTGGCGATGTCATGTTTATTCAAAAAATTGTAAAGCGATATGCTGACATGGGATTTAAAGTTGTTTTCCCATTACTTGATCGCCATTATTGGATTGCTTCTTATTTTGAATCCCATCCTAATGTCGAGTATCAAATTTTAGGAACTGACTTTGAGTATTCTAACGAATTTACCAAATTGCATAATGAGACGGCCAATAAACCGTTTACATCGCCCGTCCGTCATTCTGATAAATTTGTGTTTTTACCCATTGGATCTGCCTATCAAGCAATGAACGGTAGCATGATGACATCCAAATATTCGTTTTTGAAGATGGATTGGTCGGATTGGGCAAATTATGTCAAAATTAACCGTTTGCCTAAAAAAGAGGCAGAACTGGAAGAAAAACTAAAAATTGAAGGTTCCTACACATTGGTTAATGGTCATTGCAGTACAGGCGAAATGCAGATTAATACGCAGTTAAATACGGTGTATTTGCGTGAAACTCCAGGTTTTACTTTGTTTGATTGGATTGGCGTTATTGAAAAAGCAGAACGGGTGATTACAATAGATACGTCACTGGTTTTGCTGTGCGAAGTTTTGAAACTACAAAAACCTTTGTATGTCATATCTCGTTACAAACCCGTTAGCTTTGAGCCGATTGTAAATATCTTGAAACTGCCGTGGCATTTTGTGCCTGATGCTGAACATTTGGAAATAACGGAGTAAACATGACCGACAATTTTGAAAAAATTCGTAGCGCAATGGGATTGCCAAACAATCTTGATGGCAATGGAACTGGGTTTGCAGCAAAACCAGCAGCGCCGGATCAGGGGGTTGTTTTTAAGCCAAAGCCCGATGGTACAATTGTTAAGCCAACCGAAATGCCTTCTCAAATGGCAATGAAGATTGGTATTTCCGATAACAAACTTACGCTTGAATTTGAAAAGGAATGCGCCTGGATGCAGTTCGATAAAGCATCTGCATGGAAATTCATTCAAGCTTTAACGGGTTATGCAAGAACGATAACCTAGACTTAACATAAATTTAGTGTTAAGATAACACCCAAATTACCGTTTTTTGGGTTCAAAAGGCGTGCCAAGTCAGTCAAAAGCACAACATAAGATAATGCAAATCGCCGCCCATACAAAAGGTGGATACGCCGGTATTCCGCAGTCTGTTGGTAGAGATTTTACTGATGCAGACAAAAAGCAGTCCAAATTCCAATCCCGTAAATCAAAATTTTATAAGAAGGGAAAATGAAACGGCTCGTTCCAACGCCGTATGATGACCTGCAACCATATCTTGATGTTGTGTATCCTAAGCTTGTTGTTGCGTGTTCGTATAGCTTGGGAAGGTTAAGGGCCGAGGATGTCATTGAATATATTAGAACTAATCATATGCAGATATGGCTGGCTTTTGAGGACGATGATCTGGACGGGTTTATAATAACGCAGATTCTTGAATATCCTGCCGCGAAAGAACTAAGGTTTATTTGTTTGACGGGGGTTCGGGTTGAGGGTTGGCAAGAGTTTATGGAGACAATAGGTGGCTGGATACCATACACAAAGCAGGTCGAGGATTGGGCCGAAAGTATAGGATGCACAATCTCACAGGTAGAATGCCCCGCTCCATGGGAGGTATATCTTAAGGATTATGAATATCGCAGAGGTCACGTTTTGTTGCAAAAGAAGTTAAGCAAAAGGAGTTAAGATGATTAAGTTCACTAACAATGGTTATGTTTTTTACGAACCGTGGATTTGTTATATGGGTGGAGGCGCACCATCCGCGCCTGCAATTCCTGTGCCGCCTCCAGCTGCTTCACCTCCTATTGCAGCTCAAACAATTAATCAATCGTCCGAGGCTACCGCAACAGCTCGTAGTCGGTCCGCTGCTTCGGCTGGTGGGGCGGCGGCGGCCAGTGGAACAGCAGGGCCTCTGGGGGAACAGGGGCTTACGGTTCCACAAAGCACGGCTCAGCAGAAATTGTTGGGGCAATAATGAATTATAACTACGAAGGGTCTCGACAATATGCCGAAAGTTTGGGGGTCACATTTAAAGAACAATGGTTTGAAAATTTTGACCAACAGGCAAAGGCCATGGGATTTAGCCAAGCCCAAGTCTCAGTTTCCATCCAGAACCACCTTTGGGTTGTCGGAAAAAAGTTACTCAATCCTAAAGAATATGTTTTTAAAGACAAAGTTAAGATGGCCTTAAAACTTTTATTGGGAGCAAAGAAATGACGACAGCTTATCGCGATAATCGTAGTCAGAATATATTTACGGGTGGGCTGGAAACATTGATGCTTGATGCTCTTGCTGAATGCACATCCATAGAATTTGATGACAATGGCAGTTATTTAAAATTTGACCGAGATCGTGCTAAAGACATTATTGATGAATATTTAAATCAACGTGTCGTGGGTAGGGGCGGTTAATGGTTGATTCTACGCCTGTTAACAAACCAATTATTAAAGCTGACGGAGCCCCCGTTAGGGCTAATCGTAAGCATATTGTTAAACAAAATACTGATAAAGAAAAAAAAATTGTCGGTAAATTAAATTTAGCAAAACACAACCTTATCCACGGCGTAAGCAGCGGTTCAATCAATAGGGGCGATCATCGTGGGTAAACAGTTATTAAATAAAATAACCAAACAAAACCCTGTGGCAATGCCGAAAAATTCTGTGGGTGCTTTTTACGATCAAGAAAGCCCAACCGTATTAAGTTTGCAGCCAAACGATCCACCTATGAACAAAAAGCCAATAGGTAAAGATTGGCAAGAACTTGAAAAGCATTTAACTGAACGATTAAACGGATTACGAGCATGGCGTTATTCGTGGTGGATGCAAAACTGGTCTGATTTAGCTGAGTTTGAATTGCCTCGTCGTTCTATTTGGTTGACTCAATCTTCTGGCGGTATGCCAACCCCCAATAATATGCTTCGTGGCAGAGAAATCAATAAATCAATTGTTGATCCTACAGCTACTTATGCCGCACGTATTTGCTCTGGCGGCCTTGTATCTGGCTTGGTATCGCCATCGCGGCCTTGGTTTAAAATGGTTTCGGCGATTGCCCATAAAGATCTTGATACCGCTGGCCGTCAATGGATGGACGAAACTGAAGATCGTTTTTATAAAATATTGGCTGCTTCTAATTTTTATGAATCTGAAGCCCAGGAAAAAGAAGATGTGGTTGTTTTTGGGACAGCCCCATGTCTTATTTATGAAGATCAAAGAGACATTATTCGTTGTTATAATCCTTGCATTGGCGAACATTATTTAGGGAATGATGGATCAAATAGAGTTGATACATTTAACCGTCAATTTCTACAAACCATTTTACAAACCATAGACTTTTTTGGCAGTCAGACTCCTCCTGACGATATTAAAGCTATGTGGTCACAAAAAGGTTCTGCGTTAGATCAGGAACGCACTATATCACATTCTATTGAACCAAATTTTGCTGTTGGAAAAGGAAAAATTGGTAAAGTACCTGGCGATTTTGCGTGGAGAGAAGTTTACTGGGTGTGGGCTTCTGGCAGCAAAGAACCTTTATCAATTCGTGGGTTTCATGACCAGCCGTTTACGGTTGCTCGTTGGTCAACACAATCAAACGATGCTTATGGGCGCAGTCCCGGTATGGACGCTCTCCCTGATGTTATTCAGCTCCAAGTTATGACACGCAGATTAGCGGAAGCCATTGAAAAGCAGGTTCGTCCACCTTTGTTGGCGGACATGTCAATGAAGAATCAACCATCGTCGGCATTGCCTGGCCATGTTACATATGTGCCTAAACTTGATGCAGGAACGGGTATGCGTTCCATATATCAAGTTAATCCTGATGTGG